CCTGTCTCTACATCGGACAAAATCTTATCCAACTCGACATCATTCCAGCCAAGATTGTCCATATCTCCAACAGACTCAAGTTCTCCCAAAAGCTTGCCCAATATCTTATCGTCCCAGCCCGCCAATTCTCCAGTTCTGTTTAGGGTAAGGGCAAGCCTTTTTGCTTTAGAATCATCAACGTCAACCTCTGCGACCCAGGCCTTTGAGATACCGATTCTGCGCATCTCTTGAAGCCTGCAATTGCCGCCAATCACAACATTGGTGCCCTTCTGGACTACAAGAACCTCAACTTGGCCAAATTCAGAAATGCTTGCCCTCACAGCATCTTTGTTCTTGTTGCTGTGTGTTCGTGCGTTCTGTGGGTCAAGCACAAGCGTATCAATTTGGACTTCTTTTAAATTCATTTTAGCCTCGCAAAGTTTTTGCCGGGGTTGGAGCCCTGCTGACGAATTTCCATACCTCATACTGGCTTCCGTCTGGCTTCCGGTAAACGTCAATTGTGAGGCCAACATGGGGTAACGTGACATTACCAAGATGAGATTGGCTGGCTACTTTAGTCAGGGTCTCCAGCATCTCACCAGTAATAATCATCCTGGTATCCAGTGATGCTTCAGGGCCCCCATAGGTGGCAGTGTATATCCGCCTGTCATCCCCAGTATTCATCTGCAACGGCCTATATGATTCATGCATCAATGGCCCCGGTGGTCGCTTATCGCTCATAGCAAAATCCACGCTATTGCTGCTGATTGGATCAGAACGGCAACAATCGATGAGACTGCAATTTTAAAAACTATATTATCTTTTTGCTTTTTAATTGGGGGCGCCAATAGAAGTGCCACCCTATTTCCCTGTGGTGTCTCGACGACCAAATTGGACATTACAGACCACCCGTCATGGACTAACGCCGCAAGCGCAGGATCATCAATAGACCGCTCCAAATCAGAAGCATCAAGCAAGTGAATCACGCATCTTGATTTCATTTATTTTTCTCTCTTGGAATACCTTGCGCACCTATTACCGCTATCCTTGTCATCCCTTCATAATTGAAGGCGAAGACCCTGGCATTAAAGTCCTTTTTGCGCTCAGTTTTTTGTATGGAATTAAAGTATCGTTTATCAACATCGCCCAATAATCCATATGATATAGATTCGACGATTTCCCCAGACTTTACCTTAGACCATGGTTTATCAGCGTTAACATATAACAAATCTTCAATTATTTTGTATTTCAATTTATTGATGAGTCAGTAGAATTCTGCTCGATTGAAGGGTACAAAATGAAATCCATGGTCCCTGAGTCTACGATGTATTTCCCGTCATCAGTCTTATTCATTTGACCTGACGAAAGCCTTGTCATGCCAATAGCAGACATGACATCCCCCCACGAAATTTCCATGCTCATAGCAGATGCTTTTTCTTTTAGTTTTGCAGCCCACTTATCAAGGCCACCATATGATGGAGCATCAATAGCGATAGGTGGAACCATCCCCTTCCTGTGTACCCTGACAACCAGGCCACCCATTTCTTGAACAGTGACAGTATCTGCATGTATTGACAACACAACACCTGAAGTCATCACGCCACTATCATCAATGCCGCTAATCAAATCGCCTTCACTCACGTCAGCGTATTTCTGGGTTGGGAATGGTATGGTCATCTGAACAGAGTCAACCTCTGTGCTGATCCTGCCATCCAGCAATTGAAGCAAAGGCGCGAATTGAACAGCACTACCGTGAATCCTGAATTTGATGGTTGTGATCGATACATCATTGGCTACACGCAGGACAACCTTCCTGATCTCAGCAATGCTGCCTGCAACGACTTCCTCTCCTGTATCGAATGATACAATTTTCAACTTCACATCCTCACGCTCAGTTGAGTCGTTCACCGTTACCTTTCTGGTCCTGGTAAGCCCTTCCTCAACCAACATGCTCGCACCTGGCAACGCATGTTCAAGCGCATCAGACCCCATCGGATCTGAATCAACCTGATAGGCCACATCAATATCCCAGGCCAAATCACCAGACGCATCACGCCTGACCGCAACAGACACAAGGCTGCCAGCCGCTTCAGATGGTAGGTTATGAAAATCGATCATTATTGTTCCCTCTTTTTATTTTATGACGCGCCACGGATAGCCTGTGGGGTGTCTTCCCACCTGTCGGCAAACACGCACGCTTCTCTGTCGAAATACAAATAGCATTTAGACCCAGGCAAACCAAATTCACTGCGCACTTTATCTATATAAATCCACGCAGCGGTCTTATTATTGTCGTCCGTAGGCAAGACTCTGCTGACCACCAACCCCATGTGCGCATCTTGCTCAATAGCCGAAGCACCCTTTAGGTCTTGGATTTTAACCCGCCTCTGTTGCGAATGATGAAGCCTGCTGGGGTGCGCTACCAATATCAAAGTCACCTTGTCATACACCGCAAGCGTAGCCAATGCGCGCACAACATTCTCAATAGCCCTGCGCTCATCAGGCGCTGAAGGGTCCACAAGAAATCCAAGGTGATCTATTACGGCGACCTTTACATCGTGTCTCCTGACAGCGTACCTGACAGCCTCAATCACTTTCTCTGGGGACAGATGGCCATAGTGGTCAACTATATGAATTGGCATCTTGCCAAGTTCTTTAAGCGCCTCCGCTCTTGCCTCTGGAGTCGCATTTGCAAACTCTCCCCCCATCTGGGCGCGCAGCAACTTTTGTACCGTACCAATTGGCCTTTGCTCAAATGATGTCAATAGTACCGGGGTATAGTTTCTGGCTTGCTCTAACGCTGCCCATGTAGTGAAGGTAGTTTTACCAGATCCAGTGTCCCCAGTCACCACAACAAGACCGGGACGCCAGCCGCCAATACACGCATCAAGTTTTTTCAGCCCGGTTGAATGGCCCTTCAGCGACTCAGGCTGATTTATCAATTCCTCAATATCAGTTGTGTATTCATCAACGCGCCTGAATTTTATATCCATCAGTGGCTGGGATCGATCTATTGCCTTCATTATTTCTTCAGGCCCAATCCCGGCCATCAGGCAATCTCCAGCATCATTCTCGGGCAAAACAGCCTTGGAACACCGGTATTCACCAAGCTTTTTGGCTACTGACTTAGCACCAGCATCACCAGCCGCATCACTATCGTACAATACACAAAATGACTCATATGGCTCCAGCATATCAAGCCACTCATCAAGCCATGATGATGCACCTGCTGTACCACTAACAACATTAGATTTTATTCCATATTGCCAAAGCGCAATCACATCCATCTCACCCTCAGTGATATGGACGCAATCCTTGTTCTCAAAATTCAGCCGGTGTGAATTGAACAATGCTGACGGCATCCCAGGGCACCGTAAATACGTCTTGGATGTCTTTCCATCTTTACATAGGCGGTCATCACAGCCAGAGCCATTACAGGCAACACATGTGCCTGGGATGGTCCTAAACCGCATATTTATCAGCCTCGCGTGCTGATCATAGACAGGGATAGTCAAGAACCACCGAATACCACCACCACGGGCTCTCACATGGTGCGCACCAAGTTTGAATTCAACTACCGCATCTTTCGTTAGCTTCCGTTCCTCATAAAGATATTGTAGAACCGGGTTCTGGACAGCCTCACACCCATTATTCATGGGGCTCATTAGTGTCGTATGGCATGAATCGTCCATGTCATCACGAAATGCGAATGGTGAATTCCTGTGCTTCGGGTCTGCCTTTGGCGGCAAAGACGGCTCAGGGGATTGGCCTCTTTTTGTTCTGCCAAGGGCGCGCTCAAGGCCAGCGGTAAGGTCTTTTATAGAGTCAACCTTGATTGCCGTTGTCCCGTTAGTGCGCTTTATGGGGGAATCTCCGAACGCTTCCCTCAGAGCATTTATGTGCCCCTTTGCTCCACACCTCTTGCAATCCCAAAGACCAAGCTTTTCATGGCTTAGATTGACATACAAATGCTTCACCTTCTCACAAAGTGGGCAATCTGTAATTGCATGAAGGCCGCTGTTTTCACTCCTAAGTCTAATCAATGATTTTGAGCGCAAATAATCTTCAAGCTGTTCAGGGTTCACCTACATTCTCCGGGCATATGGGCCAAGGTCAATTTCATCTATCTGTTCCATTCCGTTCTTTCTGGAAATCCAGTCAAACACCAATTGCATACGGCCTTGGAGTTTCTGAATCCTGAATAAATTATCAAGACCAAGATATTTCCGCTTGTCTACATTCTCCCCACGCCAGAATTTAGCAGGGGCATCGTCAGCCTCATATGCGTATTCAATTAATTTGATTAAATCATTGGACTGCGCTTCTTTCATGGCGCCACGTATGGTTCGCTGAACAGACGGAGTAAGGGAGCAAGAGTCAGGCCGCGTTTGTCGCTCCCTCCATGCCTCCCAAATCTCTCTTACCCGGCCATCATATTCTTTACACCGCTGCTGACGTTTGAGGCCATACGCCCTTGGGCAAATGTCTTTACACTCTTTTTCAGTGGCTATCCTCCCTATGCGTTGACTTAGGAATTCACGCAATTCAGAAGGGTCAGGACCATCCAAAGCAAAGTTAGCCGGTATTTTCATTTTACCGCTGCTTGGCTGTGTCTCAGAAAAATCAGGAAGCCACACCATCCCGTCACCATATGCCAAACAAAGATTAAATACAGAGAGAAGCATTAGCGCAGCTTCGCCACTACCTGTGGGCTTCATCCCTATGGCAGAGGCAAGGTCAGTTGGGTCAATTAAGGCATACCCGTCACGATCAGCATTGGAGCAAATAAAGAGGTAAGCCAAACGGCCTGCTGGCGGCAAACCAGCAAACCGTTCATCTGACCAAAAAGTGCCCACAAGAACTCTGTCTTGCAACATGGGGCACCTCTTAGAATGGAATTTCGTCGTCAGATACCTGCACCCGTGGGGTGCTTGCAGGACGTGGAGAATTGCCAGATTGTGACTGCTTCCATTTCCGGTAAGACTTGTGGCGTTCCTCACCAGTAGTGATCAAGTCATCCCAATCTTCACCAGCAGAACCCTTGTACGGGTAATACCCGGCTGCCCTTACACGCTCAACGCCTTCCTGGTCCTTGTCTATCTTCATGTCTGCTACAATCCATGACTTCGTTAGCACCTTTTGAAGTTCAGTCTCATTCTCCGCATCAAACGGAGTGTTGTGACCAACGGCAACCGCATACTTGGCGATCTTCCATAGTGATCGCTCAGTCAATACAAACGTGTCCCATGTGTACGCACCACAATCTTCATTGCTGTCACCTTCGAGATCCTTCAGGCAAATAAAGCGAACAATTGCCATCATGTTCCCAGCCCTACTTTTTTGGTAATCAATGCCAACTGGCATCAAAACCTTCCGACCGGGCCTTACCTTTCTGTCTCCTTGAGTTGTATTTGAACCCCCATTCTCAGGGTTTACCATAAGCGCCATCTGTCTTCTCCTTTATACGGCTTCATCGCCGGAAATCTGTCTGATCCATTCGGTAACATCGCTTTCTACGATACCGCCAAGGGAACCACAAGGTTTACACAAAACCCGAGTTGGGCCGTCAAGCATAGTCCTACGCAAAATCTCTTTACCACCATTCTCTGTCTCAACTTCCCTCTTGTGAACGTATCCAACAAGCGAGAAATATCCAGCTATTTCATTCCCAATAGCTCTGCCCTGAAACTGCGGAACGATGTGCCTCGTCCCGTTATCATCCTCTGTCACTTGCGATAGCGCGGTTGCAACGACATGATACGGGACATCGCGCAAAATGCGAACGAAACGCCGCATACGCTCTGTCAATTCGCCCCAATCCTTCATTGAAAAATCAGCGTAATTTGCACGTCCAACCATGATCTCATCACGCATCATGCGCTGAATCTCAGTCAAGCTATCAACAACGATTGTTTTACATCCAGCCTCTGAAAATGTCCCTGACATGGCCTCTTGGAAGAATTCCCTCACCACGCCCATATCTTTCGCATGGACAACAATAGCCTCTGGATTTGCGTTCTTAATAGACGCCATGCCGTTAGCCTCAGTCAGCAACACGATTGGATTTGGCGCGGAAACAGAAGCCCACGTTTTTCCTGCTCCACTATTCCCGTGAAGCAAAGTTTTAACATGTACGATATTTCCAATTTCGCCAGCTTTACTCAGTACAAGAGCCATCCTCTCCCCCTCTAAAATGGCAGGTTATCCGCCTGTTTTGTATTACCCGTATCAGGGTCATTACCAACCCCCTTCAGTTTCCATTTCTGGATACGCCCTTTCACATATCGTGTCCTTCCTTCAGGGGTATCGTTGACACAAATCCCCTTATAAGAACAGAAGCCACGCATACACACTGGCTGCCTTGGGAACAAACGTGATTGGTCCTTTTGGCTCAGTTGATCCCGCATCATTTTAGCGTGCCTTTCAGCTACACCAAGTATTTCAGAATCATATCTTTCAAGTTCAATCGAACCAACAGAACCCCACTCACGTTGATACAATTTAGGATCAATACTTTCCTCAAGATATTGAATGTGGTCATCGTATAAGGCTGCATCCTCGGGAGACAGTGACGCATTGATGGTCTCCTGATAAATCCAGCTTGGAGTATTTCTGTTTTTTGCTTTCGAGTATTCCCCCGACTTCAATTTAGCAGGGGCATACTGTTTCACGCTGCTAACAACATCGTAAAGATACCCGGCAACCGGGTTTGGGTGATTTTTCAATTCCTCCCCAAACAGCCCAGCCCTGCACATTGACCTAAGCAACCAGATGTATCCAGTTGTTTGCGGATCTATGGATAATGAATCAAAATAGGTCTTTGGGCTCTTGCTTGTTTTGTGTTCCAGTATCCACAGTGAACCAGTCTTTTGATGCCTCAATAGGCCATCCACTCTACCCACTTGATACCATGGCCACCGAACCATTTTAGGCTCAAAACCTTCTCGCACGTCAAGCCGTGACGCAATTCTAATTTCATTCTCGTCTTGGATTACTGGAACATTGGTTTTAAAGGACTTCTCGCCGTCCATAATGGGCGCGGCAAGGGTTACTTCAACCCCAACAACGTCAAAGCCTTCAGGGGGCTCATAGCCCCATCTCTCAAGGTATCCTTCTACCATCTTGAGTAGAGTCTCAATCAACACATCAAACTCATTCTCTAACATTATTGGCTCATCGCAATCGACCAAAAAACTCCGCCATTTATCTGAGATTTTCGCTACCGGACCAAACCCTAAAGAAGACGTTGGGCCTGCCTTGCATACATCACAAACACAATCTGATTCTTCAGCCCATGTGGGGGCGCTACTGCGCAGTGAAAAACACCAAATGCATTGATCTTTAAGTGCCCATTTTGGGTATGTGCTGTTCTCTTTAGACCACCATCCCCAGATGTCTTCCATTACTTCATGGAATGCAGTACCAAGCCGCGCTGCTGGCCCAGCTTCCGTGTCCAGGCGTTCAGCGTACCTGAACCACCACCGCTTAGGGCACGCAGCCAACACACGCTGTGAATTGGTTATGGATATAAACTTACCGTTTCTTGGTAGTGCTGAACCATGTTCAGTCGATATTCCGCCTTCATACCTCGGAACCACTGCTGTCAATCTTGGCATACGCCCTCCGTCTAAAAGGTCATACGCCATTCTCTCTATTTTGTAACCGCCACATTTTGGTTGCGGGCAGATTCTGTCATGGTATTACCATACTAAGACCCACCCAATTGCCTATCTTCCCTTTCTCTTTGGCTTTTGGTTGGGTCTTTCCCTTTTGGGGTTACAAAAACACACCTTTCAGGTAAGATGTATTAGGAGAAACGGAAGATGAAAATACGGCTACATGCATTCAAAAAAAGACTCACACCGCGAGAAGTAGACGATATGAGGACCATTGAAAAGTGGACGGATAGATCCTCACTGTCTGAAATGTCACTTGTCGGAGATGCAGCCTGCATCATGAATGACGATGATAATAATTTGAGATTGATGATCATTTGTGAAAATGGGAATGTAGCTCTTGATATTTCCCTTGATTCGCATGATGCGGAAACCATTTCAAGCCTCATAGATAGCGGATCTGAAAAGATGGCTGATCTTGCTTTGAGCCACTTGAGCGATATAGAATTGGCTGAACTGAAAGAGATGAAAGACGTGGTTGGGGGGTTCATTATGTCTGATTTTGGGAGCAACAAATTAGCGGAATCATAATGAATGAACTTCAAGTCAATGTCGATTCAACCATTAGGTTTGAGCATGACGCTGCTCCAGATGAGTTTTTACGTGACATAAAACAACACCTGACATGGGAAAACCCAGCATGGCGGAAGGCATCCAATTCAGGCCGCACCACACGGAACATCCCATCGCACCTGTGCTATCTAAAACACTACAAAGGGAGCGTTTATACCCCGCGCGGTGCAACTGGCCTACTAAGGCGATTGGCTGGAAAGCATGACATCAGCCTTGTGTGGACAAGCAACGTCATGTCTCGTCCTGACAATACGTGCCGACTCGATGAGCTAAACGTACAACTAAGGCCCTACCAGATAGACGCCGTAAACGAAATGATCAGGCGGGTCCAGGGGTATATTGTATTGCCATGTGGAGGCGGAAAGACAACGCTTGGCGCAACAGCCGCAATCATGCTTGGTGAGGCCACAATTATCTGCGTACACACTGAAGACTTGGCCTACCAATGGTCTGAGACAGTTCAACGCATATGCTATGAAACGCCGCGAATTATTGGCTGCGGGACACCCAACGACTTCAGCCCATTAAAGCAAAGCGAAATAGCAATATGTTTGATTCAGACTTTATCAAAATCAAATGAAAAGGCATTGCCGCTAATCCAGTCTGCTGGGGCCATCTTGATTGACGAATGCCATCATGTGGCCGCTCATTCATTCCATCAAATTATTAGCAAGAGCCCAGCACGATACCGATGGGGCCTTACTGCCACACCAAATCGGCCAGATAACTTGGACTTCATGTTGGATCTTCATATCGGGCCACGCCTGTTTGAAATGTCCACAAGCGAATTGGTTGATCTTGGATACCTAATGAGGCCAACCGTTAGGCCTGTCCATACAGGTTGGGCACCGAAACCAACAGACTATGACAAAGACGGTCGTCTGATTTACGCGCGCGCTGTAACTAAGGCATGTAAAGACAAGGGCAGAAGTGAATTAATCCTTGATTTAGCGCGGCTCGCATATAAGGAAAATAGAACAACTATGATTCTTGTCCCTCGCGTTGGATATGCGGTAGCTATCGCCAACCAGCTTCAAAATGAAGGCATAAACGCAACGTCAGTCACGGGGAAATCAAATAAAGAGGCACGTAAAACAAGGTTAAAAGACATCAGGGAAGGCCACACCTCAATCATAGTCGCCACGCAACTTGCAGATGAGGGACTTGACGTACCAAATCTTGACTGCCTTATCCTTGCTACCGCAGGACGCGCCCAGGGAAGGTCCATCCAGCGCGCCGGTCGCATCATGCGTATTTCAGAAAATAAACAAAAACCAATAATCTTTGATTTGATTGATGGTGGCCCGTTTAGGTCGCAGTGGAAATCGCGGGTCAGGGCATACCAAGAACACCTGAACGTAGAGCCACTGAGCCCCATGAACCAAGATGACGACCTAACAAAAGTGTTTCAGCCTCCGAAAGAGTTTCTGTTTTAATTTTGAGCAGGTACGCTGCCGACATCTTGGTGCCAGTGTACGCCATCGAACGAAAAGCAGACGCCGTGCTCTGGACCGGGAACGCCGATCTGGATTGATCCATCAGCAATCCCCGCCTCCAGAACGCCAAGTGCTTCAGGCTTTGTCCTGCCTTCGCCCAACGAAGCCAGCGCCCCGCTGAGATTGTAGAACCATCCTTCAAGGTGTCGCATCTTATTCTCTCTCCTTTAGTTTTAGATTGGGGATACGGGGGTTTCCCCCCGCTCCCTTTCTCATTCCTACGCTGTTCACCGTAGGCGGTGCCGGGTCCATCTTCCAAGAGAACCAAGGGACTCGGTTCTTGTTGGCTTTCGCCTCTCTCTTGTTACTTATTATATAACCCTTCACAGGTTAGAGTCAATAGCTGGCACAAAGAAAAATCAAAATAAATCCTATTAGATGCTGGAGGTCAGGCCCATGAGTTCGGAATAATCAAACAGAATCGTCTCGATGCCG